AGGAAACATTCCGCACGCGTCAGAGTTAACGGCGCGTTGGATTTCCTTGGCCCGACTACGCAGCCAGAAGTGCGAGCGTCCGTACATCCTGCCGATCGTGCGGGAGTCCAGGCATCCCGGCAATGACAACGCCCAGCGTACCGTCTCGACGTGACGACGGAAGGGGAAGTTATTGGTCGCGGCCAGCGCATCGATGAACCCCTTGAGCATGACGCCGACGTGGTCTCTACTGATGAACGCTTCCGTCTCCTTACGCAGGTTGTCCCCGTCACGCGTCGACCATGCCGGATGATTGGCGTCCACTTGGAAGACGTGCCGAGACTGCGACATCTCGCGGTAGGGTAGCACGCCGTTCTCCCTCATCTTCTCCTGGAGTTTCTTAGGCTGTGAGAAGAACCATGCGTCAAACGACTTAGCCTCCTTGCCGGGAGCGCTGAGGTCATTGATGCTTGCCTTGGTCACGCGTCACAGCGTCAACCATCTTGACGGCGGGGCAAGTGGCAAAGGTTGTGCCAGGTATTGTCCTTCGCCGTGTATTCAATGAGCCCTAACAGGCGTAGGCGTCTGACCAGGGAGTCTCGGCGCTTGCGTCGCTTCTTGCCCTTGCGGGTGTAAGGGATGTCGAGGAGGAGGGCGTCGAGCTGCGGAGGGGTCATGGTAGCCGGCCATGTTCGGACGGTCTCGAGGAGGTAGGTGTTAGCCCCTGCCCTGATCTCGGTGGCCTTGGCGGTGGCGCAGGCCTGGGTGGCGAGCATGATGTCACGCTTGTTCTTCCAGAGCCAGCGTCGACGGGCGGTCAGTTCGCGGCGGATGCGCAGGAGGTTCAGTTGAGCCGGGGAGAGAGGGCGACGTGGGCTCATCTCGGGTAGGTGCGGCTTAATTTATTTAATACGCCCCCGTGCGCCAGCAGAGGGGGTAGCGTTATTAAATACTCCCCCTGTGGGAGACGGAGTTGCATACCCTAGCGGCGAGGTCATGATTAGGGGGAGGAAGGGGGGCTTTAGGGGTGCAGGGGTGTCCTACCCCTTAGACGTAGTTCGGACGCCCTGTAGGGGCCTTGGCGGGGCTGGAATGGCCCTTCGGCGGGCTGGCCTCGGAGGAGGCGGAAGCGGCGTGTTCCCATCGGAGGACGCCTTCCTCTTGCGAATGTTGGAGGTAGATGAAGCCGGACTTCGAGCGGTTGCCGTCCAGATCAGTGAGGCCGCAGCGGGATGCCCGCTTGGAGAAGCCGAACTTGTACCGGGCAGGCTCGCCCTTAGTGCGGTAGAGGAAGCCAGCGTCTCGGGAGTAGTTGACCCATTCCGCGGACCCTGCCCCAAGGTAGGCCAGCTGAGACGGCGTCATATTGTCGAGGTCGTCGGCCGACTTAGGCTTGGTCGTGTGGTGCATGTAGATCATGGCGCACTTGGTCCGCTTAAGGACCGGGTCGACTTGGGTCCGCAGCCAATCGGTCGTCAAGGACTGGTCGGCGATGTCGAAGCCAGCGTAAGCCAGGAGCGGGTCAATCCAGACGACCTCGGCCTTGTGTCGGAGGATGAGGCTTTCAAGGAAATCGGGGAAGGCGGCGCCGATGTGGCGGGTGTCGCGGACGATGGCCATGTTCTCCTTGAGCCGTGCCTTCTCGGTGGCCGTCATCTTACAGGTCGAACCTTGCCAAGCCTCGGCGATGTCGCCGCCGTCATTCTCAGCTTGAAGGATGAGGGTGCGGAGAGGGCGAACGGGTGCTAGGCCGAAGACGGACTGGCCCAAGGCCCATGAGGTGGCGATCTGCATCATCAGGGACGACTTGCCCGTGCCGGAGAAGCCGACGATGGAGACGGCGTAGCCTTCGCATAGCCAGCGGCGGGCCTTGCCGACGAGCACCGTCTTATCCTCGAGAGGGTCGAAGTTGTCGAGGGCGTCTAGGTCGAACCATTCGCCGGTGTCCTTCTCGCGCTTGGCGGCCTTGCGCTGTTGGGCTAGGCGGGCATAATGGTCGAGGAGGGTGTCGGGGTCGGTGGCGTTGGCGGCGGCGTCTGCGGCCTGACGAAGCAGGGCGGCCCTCGCAATCAGGTCGACGTGCTCGGGGCGGTAGGCGTTCGTCCCTGCGTCCGTGACGAGCAGCGAGACGGTTCCGGCCTCGACCGGGGACTTCATCTCGCGAAGCTTTTGGGTGACGGTCAGCTCGTCGGCAGGGATGCCGTCGACGCCTAAGGACAGGATGGCCCCGACGATGTCGGCATGCGTACCATCGAAGAAGTCGGAGGCCTTTAGGTCAGGCGGGAAGGGGAGAGCATCACGCAGGAGGACGCCGAGGAGGTGGCGTTCCGCGGCGACGTTATTCGGCGGGATCATGTGGAAGAGAGGGGTTGGGTTTGGGGGCGTGGGTGCCCGTGGTCAAGATGCTTTGCGTAGGACGCGGTCTAGGTCGGACTGGCGGTAATAAGGGACGCTCCGCGGATTGCGCAGGATGCGGACAGGGATGGAGGTGCCGTCGATGCGGTACTGGATGCCGCGGACGGTGCGTCGGTGCTTGCGGGCGTACTCGGAGAGGGTGACCCATCCCTTGGGGGCCTTGAACTTCTCGAGGGCTTCAGCTGCGGCCTTGGCGTCGGGCCAGGTCTTGAACCTAGGCGACAGGCGATAAACGAACCGTCCTCGGGGCATCGTCTTCCGTTCAGCGTAGCCGGCCTTCACGATGCGGGCCAGAGGCAGGGCTATGCCTGCTCGGGTGTTATAACCTAGGAGACGCACGACCTCGATGGTCTTGACCCAGCCATCAGGGACGTCCTTGGGTTCGCTGACAAGGGCGGCGAACAGGGCGTGGGCGTCGAAGCGCTTCATCGGGCCTTCGGGGTGAAGACCTTGAGGTCGGTGGTCCAGACCCATCGGCTGCCGACGCGGTGGACGAGCCAGACCTTCCAGTCTTTGCCATCGACCCAGCCGGCGGCGAAGCCTGAGCCCCAGCGGGAAGTCGCTAGGCGGTGCGAAGCGTAGGCCATGGCGTCCTTCTGGCAGAGACAGCCGGCAGAGAACGCGGCGCCACCTTCGGCCTTCGTGAGGTTGACCTGGGCGAGCGTGTGCGTGTGGCCGTGGATCAGAGCGCCCCCTCGGTCGGCGTAGTGCTTGCCCTGTTCGGCGGTGGCGTTCAGGCCGTGGGCGTAGCCATGGATGAAGGCGACCTGTCCTAAGCGATAGACGCCCTTCTCGGCGTGGTAGGGGAGGATGGTCTTCGCTCCGCAGCTCTTCGCGGCGGTCTTGATGCGGGCCTCGAGGTCGGCACAGTAGTCGCGTACCAGGGCGGAGCCGGAGGTATGCTGGAGGGCTTGGGCGCGGTGCTCGTGATTGCCCATCAGGTAGACGGTGGGCTTAGTGCGCTCAAGGAAGGCTTCCCCGGCCTCGATGTCGGAGATGAGGGACTCAGCGCCTTCGGCATCCTGGCCTGCCCCACGGCGGAGCGATCGGAAGTCGAAGCAGTCCCCGAGGTGGACGCGGACGGTCGGCTTGTAGTCCTTGATGAACTCGCAGAGGGCCTCGACGGCGTTCTCGTCGGCCATGTCGCCGTGATTGTCACCGAAGGCGACGAAGCGGGTCGGGGTGCTCATTTGGAAAGGCCGAGCTCTTGCTCGATTTTGTCACGCATGATGCGGGCTCTGTGGATGTCCGGGGAGAGCCTGCGGTAAACGTTCAAAGTCGCCGTCCTGTAACGAAAGCAGTAACAGCCCTTGTTCTTGAAGATGCGCCTGTTCTGCCTGACGGACATGATGCTTCCTCCTAGCCTTCTTGCGGCTGGTGCCACGCTTGAAATACGAACCCCGAACATGATTGCGGCCATTCTTGTGCTAGAGCCATGCCTTAACTGATACAGGGCCGCGTCTATGGCTTTGCCTTTTGGCGCTCGGGTGCTCATTTGGCGTTGAGGTAAGGGATGGGCTTGCCGGCGTCGAAAGCCGCCAGCATCTCGTCACGGCGTTTGCGGGCCGTGGTCAGGTCACCGCCGATGTTCTCGACGATGTCCGTGCCGCGACGACGTAGCCGGAACCAGTAGCAGTCACCGAGGCGCTGCAGGTGATGGTTCGGGTTGTCCTTCACGTTGCGTTCGGACTTACGCTGGCCGTGGCAGATGGTGTACTTGGGGCAGGCGAGCAGGAAGGCCACGCGCTCAGGGGACAGGCCGACCTTGCGGGCCCACGCCAGCGTCTCGGGGGTCAGAGCCTCCATGACTTGGCGAGGATGCGTCCTTCGGACATGATCTGCTGACGGGCGTTCGGCTTGAAGATGTATTCCTGGTCGAAGGAATGGGCGGCCCGTATCTCGGCGATGCTGTCCAGCTCCTCATCGTTAGCCGGGCCGATGCCGGCGGTGGCGACGTAGACGGTGCGGACCTTCCAGCCCCTTTCCCAGAGGATATCCTGACAGACCCGCAGCTCGTTGATGTAGCGCCAGTCGGAGCAGACCACCGTCTCGGGGGAGGGTTGGTCGTGGTGCTTCATGACCGGGCACCAGTTGGCGAAGTGGCGGGCGAAGACGTCCCGATCTAGGCGCCGCGCGAACTTGCCCGCGTGGACGAGGAAGTCGCGGTTATCGACCTTGAAGTCCTCTCGGAAGAAGTCGCCGTCAAGGCCGAGGTAGTCCATGTACTGATTGGCGGCCTCCTTCAGGGCGTCAGCGAAGTTGATGTGTTCGGCGGGGCGGGTGGACCACTCAAGAAGCCCGGAGGCGAGAGTGTCCTTCCCGGCCCTGGCGAACCCCGAGATCAGCACGAGGGTCGGGGCGGCCATCGGCGTGGGTGCTTCGTCAGTCACGGGCTTAGAAGGGTACGCCTTCGGGGGGCAGCGGCTCTTCGGGGGCGGTCGGCTTCTGGCTGCCGCGGGGGTAGGTCATCTTGTATTTATACTGAGGCTTTCCCTGCCACTCGCCGTTGGCCTCGACCTCCACGCCGACGAGGATGGTCTGACCGCAGGCCGGGGAGATGTATTCCATGAACTCAGCCGGGGTAGCATCCAGACGAATCTCGTTGGTGTACTTGCCGGAGAACTTGCCGACGAGCATGGCGAGGGCCTTGCCGTACTTGCTGGAGAAGTTCTTGGAGAGGCAGAAGCCCTTGTCGTCGACGAAGAACAGGCGGCAGGACGTGGTGCCGTCCTCCCACTGTTTGACCTTCTCGAACTTGGGCTTGATGAGTTTCAGTTTGTACGTGCCGTTCGTGCTGATGGACGTGAGGGGCGGGCGGTCGTTGTTATCGGTGTTCATGGTATTAGGCAAAGTTGATGTTAGTCGCGGCGCTGGGCTTAACGGCGATGTCGATGGTGGTGATCTCGGTCTGGTAACCGGGCCAGTTGCCCGAGGCGGTGCAGTCCTTATACAGGGTCAGCGCGCGCTCGAAGTCGAAGGCGGCGTTGGTCATCAGTTCGGGCCCCAGCTCATAGACGGCGTGGGCATAGGGCGGCTCCTTCTCGACGGCGATGAAGCGGAAGCCAAGGACGCGGCACTTGTAGGCGGACTCGACGGCGTGCCGGTAGAAGTAAGCCTGGAGGGCGTACTTGTATTTGCGGACGGCCTGGAGGAAGCCGTGCGGGCTGGCATCCTCGCAAGTCTTCAGGTCGTAGATATACCCGTCGTCGGAGATGCCGTCGATGGCGCACTTGACCAGGGTATCGCCGAGGAAGGCGGTGAACATGACCTCGGTCTTGGAGAGGACGATGCCGTTGTTC